TATCCTAACAGTATCGTAAGGATTTTGACTAACATAGTGTACTAAATAACCATCAAACATGTAAAGTTCTCCAGGTTTATTTTCTAAAGTAATTTCTGTACACCCTTTAGGATTAGAATGACATCCTTTAAAATTATCATCTTTAGGAACTAAGAAAGTTGTACCAGGATCAGTATTACCGGATATGAAAATTGATCCTGACCATGTTTTAGGGTGATTAGCGTCTGAATGATAATGAGTACGTATACCTTCTCCTTTTCTAAGGGTACTAGCCCAAGCTTGCATAGATATAGGGGCCTTCATCCCTAATTCTTTAAAAATATCTTTTAACCTATCTTTGATAATATCCCCTATTGTAGTATCGGAGATCCAATTAAACACATCCCACATTTCACTTAAAGGTTTCAGGTTAGGATCGTCTGTATTAGGGAGATGATACTCTCCTCCTTCTATATTATAGGCAAGATTATGTAATAATACGTCTGGTTTTAGAGATTTTACATAAGCTTCTTTATCTAATATAATGTCTCTAACTATTTTACACTCTTCTTCTGTTAAGAGTTCATAGCGGTGTATAAGATTATTAAGCATATATTTTATTTATGGACAAGATACAACTCTCCCCCTTGGAAAACTATTTCAAACTTTGGATTTCACTCTAGCAGTGCTTCTGTTAAGGGACCCAGGGATAATAAAACTGATGTTAATTCATCACACTTACCTATGTGTAATCTACCCCAACTAGAACTTATACACTCGTTCTTTTGCAACTACCGGAGAAAACTCTGAACCTTATTTAGGCCTACAATCCGATGTCTTTTCCCTTTTTTGGTTACCGAGGGATGAATAATGTTGCACTGCAAAGGTAAAAGAAAATTTTTCACATAAAAAAATAAAATACCAAAAAAATTTTTTTACCCAGGATCTGTGAGCGTGTGAACCTCCCTGGTACAGCACCCCACCAAATTTTTAGGGTTCCAAGTACCCCGTCAATTATTAATTAAAAATTAGAAGTTAGCTTATGAGAAACTCAAACGCTAAGAAGTCTGCAACTTCTACCATAGATTATTCAATCTATGTCGACCAACAACTTATTGTTGTTGATTGCAGTGAACACTCTTCTAAAGAAGGTGTGTTCATCACTAAGTTTACAAGTAAACTTAATCCAAACCCAATAAGACCCTTGGTCCTATTCGGTTTTACCAGATTTGAACCAGGTCAAATCATTACAATGTACCAAAACGCTAAAGGTTTTTATACATTGTCACCAATTGTAGATATATCACTATATCAACAATTAAACGATTCTGTTGTTGAATACAACAACCAAATCGAATCATTAATGAGCCTTCAATAGGCTCATTAATTTTTTATTTAGAGACTAATGATACTAAAGTGTGTGATTACGGATGCCACATCATATTCGCACACTTTTGTACCTATTAGAGAAATAAGCTAAACGATTTAATTATAATAATATAACATAAAGCACAACTACTGTCAAGTCATTGTGATCATATCAAACGTGCCAAGTGGAATAGTACAAGGTGGTACTAACGGATTGATAGCAGTAGTTACCACATAGTAGGTTTTATAGAGTTTCCTACGATCATAATACTCTTGACACTTGATTTAACGGTTTCTGCAGAACTATCAATCACTTATTGAAAGGAGATACAATAGAATTCATCCTTTATTTGTAACTAGTGTCCTAAATTATAGATGTGTGTCTATACTGATGAAGCCAAAAGGCAGAATTTAGAAACATTTAAAATCATTTAAAATCATGAGTAAATTTATTATTAATGCCAACAAAGGATTCAAACTGGCCTTTGCAAATGGTTGGTCAATTAGTGTTCAGTTTGGACCAATGAACTATTGTGACAATCAAAACGATGCTTTTGGATCACAATTAGATTACGATCGTTATACATCAACTACAGCAGAAATAGCTATTCTAAAACCTGGTGTAAAAGATGGACTTCTAAAAATATGGGATGATGTGGTTGAAGGTTGGTGTTCCACTGATGATGTAGCAGCATTCATTCAAGTTGTAAGTAATGCTGATCCTATGATAACACCTGAAGAAATGACTGAACAACTTCGTAAATTACCAGTATTTATAAATAAAAGAATATTATAACCAATTAAATAAATATCATATGGACAATTTTAACATGGAAGCATTTACTAAAGACAAACTATCTAGACAAATGTCTGAGATAGCGTCTTTAACAGAACAAGTAGACAGATACAGATCTTTAGCTATTGATTTAGAGCAACAATTACAAGAAGCTCACGATAATCATTTAGATTTTGTAACTGAACTACAAGAACAAGTAAGAACTCTAACATCACAGTTAGAAGACTTAAATATGGATATGGCTAGAAATGATTTAGATAAGCTACTATGAATCTAATTCTAGTTCGAGGTGTGTCAGGTAGTGGTAAAACTACCTTCACATCTCATTTAAATGGTTACATACTATCAACAGATGATCACTTCTATGTTGATGGTGTGTATACATTTAATCCAGATAAACTCTCAGAATATCATCAAAAAACTATTAATCAAGTAGAAAAATTGATGAAAAACTGGGAAGATTTCTACCATGATACTGACAACAGTAACATCGTAGTACATAATACTTTCACACAAGAATGGGAAATGGAACCATATTTAGATCTAGCTGACAAATATGGATTTAAAATATTTACCATTATTGTAGAAAAAAGACACAAAAATGATTCAAAACACAATGTACCTTTTGACATTATCAAAAAACAACGTGCAAGATTCAGTGTTAAACTTTAATTAGTTTACACAAACTCAGCCAAGATTGCAAGCTTGGTTAGGATTAGAACTGATAACACATGTGCTAACAAGTGTGGTCAGAGATATGTAGTCAACCAGACGCATAGTTACAGATAAATGTCTGTAATTCAGTGGGTTACTCCGCACATATCTAGAACAATTATTATTAACAATAAACAATCAATTGTTAGTATGATACTAAACTATCTATGATGTCACGCCTTTGACTGATGGTAGTATATTATAGTCTGTAGTAGACTATTCAATGTAATTACAACGACCAAGTGGTGTAGTAATTATAAGAATACAAGTGGAATTGTATAATAAGTATCGAGATTTGTAGGTGTAAAAACCTAATGGTATTGTCTCTGGGACTGATAATCCCCTAATCCGTGTTTAATGCAGCCAATGACGGTCACAAGCCCGTAAAAATGCAGAGTGGACATTAATCAATTATTTATTAACCCATAAAAACCAATTAAACATTATGGAAAATCAATTAAACAGTGGTTCATTAGAAACACTAAAATTCGGAGAAACTTTATTAGTTAGTGCTAGAAAAGTTAAAAATGACAAGATTCATTTAGAGTTTGCAGAGATTATTAACAATCAATCAGCTGTAAATGTTCTTGGTTTATTAAACAAATCAGATGACGCTTTTAGCTCTAGAGCTAGACGTGCATGGGTAACTGCAGAACCTGCAGATGCCACAGAATTCTTTGGTTGTGACTTCGGTCCAACTGCTGCGTGGTACATGAGTGAAAAAGGAGAAATGTTAGATCTTAACATACTTAATCCTACAATGAATGATGTAAGATGTAGAATTAAGATAGAAGAATCTATCGAAGGTACTGACTGGCAAAACGAAAACATTAAAACTGCTGCTAAGCGTAAAGGTAAAGATGGTGATTTTATTACTCATCTTGGTGCTTATATCTTTAGCAACACTTCTGTTGTATTATCAGAAACTGATGTACAACATGTAATGTTAGAACCTGATACTGTAACTGCAGCTACACCTGTTGGTCAAGCTCAAGAAAGTGCAGTAGAAGAACTTAACACTTTAATGTAAAAACATACTTGTTTGTATAATAGAATATAATAGCAATGAAATTACTTGGAAATAGTTTCTCACATTGCTATTATATTTCTATTATATTTTCTTAAAGATGCGAGTCAAAACCAAGAAGGATCCGGCAGCGGCAGCTGCTTAACTAATCAACTAATAACAAAAACTTTTACTCATGCGTAAAAAATATACTTATATAAGAATATTGTGTATGTTTGTAGGTTATATGTCAATAGGATTGTTTATAGGTGCTTTAATCATAACTATATTTGGTCATGGAAGCATCTATTCTTCAATTGCTATGGTCATAGCACTTGCAACCGCAATACTTGGATGGTCAATAGAAAGCCACTACCAAGAAAAAATAGACGAGATTGATTATAAAAATCTCTAGTATTAACTAAAACTTTTATTATGGCAAATAGATTTGAATTTAGGTCTGATACAACAGTAAACCGTGAATACAAACCTGTTGTTGAAGGCCACAAAACCTTTTTAATTCATCTAGGATCATGTATTAAACCTGTTCAACGAACACAGTTTAATATACATATTCTTAAAGATGGATATAACTACACTAATTCAGAGATCGTAGATTTCTGGAATAAAGTGAAAATTATACTTAATCATGAAAAAGAACAAAGAAAGCAGCTACTATGCGATTGCATTTAGCTACACAGGAATAATAATAATAATCCTTTCTTTATTACTCTCATCATGTAGTGTAACTCAAGAGATAAATCATAGACAATTAAAAATACAAAAACAAATAGATGTATTACAAGCAGAATATTATTATACTCTTGACTCACTATATATAGAATATTATAAGAAAGATAAAAACTAATAATCATGGGACATATGAAATTTATCTACCAAATGGTAGAAGACGGCTCATATGCATCATTTAAACTAATGACTAAAGCCGCGATCCGTGCAAATCAAGAAGCATTTGTGTGGAGCGGCATGACATTAGAAGTAAATTATGCTAAACATGTCTGCAATTACGTAGACGATTTCCTACAAAAAGATTATGAAAAGTACTTAGAAGAACATGCAGCCGAGAAAGCTGCAAAAGATAATTATGAAGAGTACTAATATCTTTCTTGTAGATAACATTGGAACAACAATAGACTCATCACACTATACAAGAGCCAGTATAGATGATGTGGTGAGCTATTGTAGTGACAAAGAGAGGCTTGGGGTAGATACTGAGACTGAAGGATTTGACTTCACAAATAAGAAAATGATAATGTTTCAAATAGGTGATGAAAATGCTCAATTTGTTATTGACACCAGAGGTGTTAGTATTGAGCCTCTCCGTGAAATACTTGAAAACCCACTAATTACTAAAGTATTCCATAATGCTAAATTTGATTACAAGTTCATTAAGAAATGGTCAGATATTACCTGCGAAGGTGTATTTGATACATTTCTTACTGAGCGTGTACTAAATTGTGGAAAGTCTGATGTAAGATATGGATTGAAAGATGTATGTAAAAAGTATTTAAATGTAGAATTAAGTAAAGATGTACGAAACCAGTTTATTGGATTGCAAGGTCAACCTTATAAAGATGATCAAATAATCTATGGTGCTAAGGACGTACAATATTTGTTGAGAGTAATGGATAAACAACTTCCTCAAATAACTGATTTTAAATTAAATAATTTAGTTAAGTTAGAAAATCAAGTGGTTACTGCATTTGCTGATATAGAATATAATGGCCTAGATCTAGATATAGAACAATGGAAAAACTTAGAATCTATAAATGCAACAGATGCGTTAAAACTACAGGAGGAACTAGATAACTACATACTAACAGATGACAGATTTATAAACTTTAGAGCTAAATATTTACAAACTAATTTATTTACAGATTTAGAAGATCTTAGAAAGGTAGATATTAAATGGACATCACCTAAGCAGGTGCTTGCTGTATTTAATAGTATCATTCCAGAGCTTGAAAATGTAAACGGTAAGGAAATGTTTAAATATAGATTTAAAGAGAATATTATAAATACATATATTAAATATAAAGAGGCAATGAAGTTATGCACATCATATGGTGATGCGTTCCTTAAGAACCTTAAATCAGACGGTAAAATTCACACCAACTTTCACCAGATACTAGACACAGGACGGGTAAGCTCTTCCAAACCTAATATGCAACAAATACCTGCAGACAACAAGTTTAGGAATTGCTTTACTGCACCGCAAGGATGGAGTTTTGTAAGTGCAGATTATTCTTCACAAGAGTTAAATGTCATAGCTTTCGGTAGTAATGATCCAGTATGGATAAATGCGCTGAAGAATGATGAAGACTTACACTCTAAATGCGCTGAGCTTGTATACGGTGAGAGATGGGTGACTGCCGCTGAACCTGACTGTTTATACATGAGTAAAAAGCAAAAATGTAACTGTAAAGAACATAAAAAACTTAGAACAAATGTTAAAACAATTAATTTTGGGCTCGCTTATGGTATGGGTCCTCATAAGCTCGCTGACACTCTTAATATTGATATTAGTAGTGCTAAGCGACTCATTGAGGATTACTTTGAAGCGTTTCCTTCGATCAAAGGGTTTTTGGAAAAACTAGGCAACTTCGGTAAAAGATATGGATATATTAAAACATTTCCACCTTACAACAGAAGGCGCTGGTTTACTAATTGGTTCCCTAAAATGTGGGATAGCAAGACCTCAAAGATGGAACTTGGTAGTATAGAACGTGCTAGCAAGAATACACCTATTCAAGGTGCATCAGCTGATATGACTAAGAAAGCATTAATACTAATGCGTAATCATATCAATAAGTTTGATGTGCCTGTTAAGCTAGTCATGACTGTGCACGATCAGATAGATACCATTTGTAGAAATGATTATCTAGAAGATTGGACACATAATATGCAACGTTTAATGGAAGAGGCTGCAGCTGAGATCGTAACTAATGGCCTGTTAAAGGCTGAAGTATCAGTAAGTAATTGCTGGGAAAAATAGGTTTGACCAACCTTAACTGGTCGTTTTAATCTTTTTGATTAAATGTTTCATTGAAAAGGGCTTTCGTCATGGTGGGCCCTTTTCTTAACAAAATAAACTTAAAAAGAGGGATTCTCTAAAGAATGCGGAGTCTGCGTTACTCATGACCCTGACGTTATGGACCTGGGTAAACTGTATCGTGGTTACTATAGGGACACGTACGTTATAGCCTCCAGGTGTCCCTCTTTTTATTAACCTTTAAAATTTATAATATGGGAAAAATATATAAAACCAAAGAAGAACTAGAAGATGCAAAAGATCAATTAATAGAAGAGTTTAGAATGAAAATGTATATAAAGAAATGGGAAAAAGATAATTTCATTGAAATGAATGAATATCTGCCATATAGTGGTGAAGTAGAAGAAACAAAATTTACTGAAGCTATGTATATGCAACCCTGGTACTTTAAAGACAAAAGTTATAATAACATAAAATCAAGATATAAATATGGAAAATTTAATAAAAATGATGACGAGCAATGAAAATAAAACAAAAGAACAAAAGAAGGCCCTTAATAGTTGGGCTGCTAACAGCTTTAGGGGTAGTATTATTGCTGGAACTGGGTTTGGTAAATCCAGATGTGCAATCCTCGCGTGTGATTATATTATTCAGCGTGTTGATAATCCTAAGATTATTCTCTTAGTACCTACCATACAATTACAAAATCAATTTGCTGATGAATTTCGCAAATGGAATTTAGAACATTGTTTAGATCACGTTGAGATCATGTGTTATCAAAGTGCATATAAATTGCAAGGTGAGAAATATGATTTAGTAGTATGTGATGAAATACATTTAGGACTAAGTGAGGAATATCGTAAATTCTTTAAGCATAATTCTGCTGACAAGATTTTATGTATGACTGCAACATTACCCGAAGAGTATGAATACAAAGAACTCTTATCAAAGTTAGCACCAACTGTTTATACAATTACATTAGACCAATGCGTTGCCCTTGGGATTGTGTCACCTTATCAAATCTATTGTGTACCAGTAGAACTTACAACAAAAGAACGAGAAGAATATAAAGCAATTAATAATCATTTTGTTAGATGTAAGTATGCACTGGGACAATTTGATGCTTTTAATGAAGCTCGAAGAATAATAGGAGATAAGAATGCGCATCCTGAAGACAAGTCTGTAGCTGCACAGTTTTACAAAGCAATACGTGATCGTAAAGCTATTGTTGACTTTGCAGAGAATAAAGTAGATAAATTCAAGCACTTAATTATGACTAATCCTGATAAAAAAGTATTAGTATTTAGTGGTGCTAATCAATTTACAGATACTTTATGCGATAGTGTAAAACCATTAGCTGTATCATACCATAGCGGTAAGACTAAAAAGCAAAGAGAGAAATCTCTGACATCTTTTAAAGATAATGAAGTAAATATTCTTTGTTCTACAAAAGCCTTAAACCAAGGTTTAGATATACCAAATGCAAATTTAGGTATTATATGCGGGTTGACTAGCAAGTCCCTGTCTATGATCCAACGTGTAGGTAGACTAATTAGGTTTGAAGAAGGCAAGATAGGTAAGGTAGTTATTTTATATGTAAAAGACAGTCAAGAAGAGAAATGGTTAAAGAATTCTGTTAAGACTTTAAACAACATAAAATGGCTATAATAATTAATTAAATAAAAATTTTTTGTTATGGAAAAAAATAGTATATTTGCAGATATGTTCTGTTTAACTGTAAAAAATCTTTTTATATTATGAAAGTAGAGATAGATTTTGACATTTTGAGGGAAACTAAGATGTCTCCCGATGACTTTATCTTTCTCTACATCATATATAGAAAAGGATTTAATTATTTACAACAACTCAATCTAAAACCAAATGTAGAGCAATTGCAGACCGATGGGTACATCAAGCTTGGCCAAACTCCTGAGCATCATACGATTAGACAAGACTTTATAGACTTGTTTGTATCAGATTTTGATCAGATGTTTGCTGAGCTTGTTAGTACTTATCCAATGAAAGTAGACTCTCCTGGTAGAGGTATTAGGATATTACACGCTAAGGATCCAGATGCAAAAGCTAATGATAAATGTAGAAATCGTTATAAAAAAATTATCAATAATAAACCATACAAGCATAAACATATTATGAAATGCTTAAATATGCAGCTCAAAGTTGAGCGTGATAATTTAGGATTTTTACAAAATTTAGAAACATGGATTAATAACCATACTTGGGAAAAGTATGAAAACTTAGACGAAAATGATACCAAAGACACCACAAGACCAAGAATCACAAGATCTCTTTAAAGATAAGGGATTCAAAAGCATACAAACAGCAATAAAAACATCTTTAAGTCATGTTAAGCAAGGTATGCACGGTAAGAGGAGAGTATTCCCTACCAAATGGAAAAGATTGAATAAGAACCTATTAGGGGGTTTACAGCCAGGTAAAATGTATGTTATTGCAGGACGACCAGGCGTAGGTAAATCTGCTTTTAGTAATCAATTGATCTTTGATTTATTAGATAATAATAAAGATAAATTACTAACTGTATTATACTGGAGTTTCGAGATGCCAGGCTATCAACAATTGTTGAGGGCCGGTTCAAAAGACTCTGGTAGAGAAGTTAGTGATTTATTATCTGTAGAGAAAAGATTAGATGAAGCTTCATTTGAAAAATTTAGAGCTTCAGTTTCTACTTATGCACATTATCCAATTTATTTTAATAATGTTCCAAGAGACATGGAATTCATTAAGAAAGCAAATATGGATGTTATGCATAAACAACCTCATCATACAGTAGTTAATGTATTTGACCATTCTAGACTTATCCTTAGTGATAGAGATCAAGAACTGCAAAAACTTAACGATGTAAGTAAAGGATGCATGTGGATGCAAGCTAGGATGGGATGTATTAACATTCTATTATCTCAGCTTAATCGTAACATAGAGCAAGAACACCGTGCTAAAGCACAATATCAACCACTATTAACAGATTTGTTTGGTGGTGACAGTATAGGTCAAGATGCTCATGTTGTTATGATGTTACAACGACCAAATGATTTATACGGTATTACAGATTTATATTGTAATGAAGATCCAGTAGGATTATTAGCTTGTCACGTAGAAAAGAACCGTGATGGCTTATTAGGTATGATTTCATTTGAAGCTGAAATGTCCACATTCACTATTAATGAACGGATAATAAAATAATCATGGAAAGAATTAAAAAAGACGTAATACTAGTAACAGTTTACTATTATGAAGATCCAGATGGATATATAGTTTTAGATGAAGATCAAATGATTAAAGAATTTCACAATAAACTAGAGTCCTTATATGAATCTACTAAACATGGTAAAAAAGATTACTTTGAGAGCAAGTTTAATCAAAACAAAGAAAAATGGAAGAAAACATTCAAAGACGAAGACGAGCAATAGAGCTCTGTAATAATTTACAACAAACTATTAGAAAGATGGGAGATTTTAAACCAATCGAATCTCTACACACCTATGGTTTCAAGCCCAGAGCTAGTAAAGAATGGCTTATGAAACACAGGTCTAAAATTATAGAAAGGTTTAATTTAAATAAAAAAGAATTAAGATGATAAATTTATTAGAAATGGCAGGCATGTTTATAATATGCGGTGCTTGTTTTGCTGCTGGTATGTATTTTACTACTCAAGTAAGCAGTTGGATAGACAAAAGAATTAATAAAAGAAAATAATAACGTACAATGGAATTACCTAAAACGAAGGTCAAGGCGAGCCGAAAATCGCCTAAAAATATGATAATATATGGTCCTCCTAAAATAGGTAAGACCACTGTATTATCACAACTTGATGATTGCTTAATCATTGATTTGGAAGATGGTTCAGACATGGTTGACGCTTTAAAAGTGAAAGCTAATAGTTTGAAAGATCTACAAAGCATTGGGTCAGCAATTATGAAGGAGGGGCGTCCATATAAATATGTAGCTGTAGATACTATTTCTAAATTAGAAGAATGGTGTGAATCTTACGGTAAACAAATTTATATGAAAACTCCAATGGGCAAAAACTTTGATCAAAAGAACCCTGGTGCATCAGTACTATCATTGCCAAATGGCGCAGGCTATCTATATTTAAGGATGGCATACAAAGAATGGATAGATAAACTAAATAAACTGGCGGATCATATAATCTTAGTTGGACACCTAAAAGATAAGATGCTTGAGAAGAAAGGAAAAGAGGTTGCTGTAAAGGACCTTGATTTAACTGGTAAGATCAAGCAGATTACCTGCGCTAATGCTGATGCTGTTGGTTATATATACAGAGAAGATGATGAAACTATGATTTCATTTGATTCTATGTCTGATATAACTGCAGGATCACGTTGCGATCATTTAAAAGGAAAGACCATGCCTTTAAATTGGTCACAAATATTTATTGATTAACTAATTAAACATTACAAAAATGATTGAAGTAAGAACGGCTGACGAGCCAAAAACGGAGACTGGACAAACACCAGAGAAAATTACCACGAGTATGATTCTAAATGATTTGGAAAACGGTATTGATAGAAATGGAATTAAGGAGAAGTATAATTTACAAGCTTGGGAAGTAAAACAAATGTTTGAGCACCCAACATTAAAAGGTAAGAAAGCTAAAAAGAAGCGTAAACTATCTTTTGAGTTTGTAGATGATACTGAAAATGCTGTGAACCCTAATCAGACTACGATTCCTATGCCTGATGGTTCTGAAATAGACGAGCTTGATGCTGCAGAGCCTGCTGTTGAGGCGTCTTTAAATGATGAACTTAGAGAACATAAAATGAACCATCTAAGAGAATCTTTTGATGAACTTGATGAAGAGGAAGACGCAGATGACTCACGTGATGTAAATGAATTTGAATATTAATATTAAAACTAATTAAATTATGGCAATACAAAGTAATGCAAGTACCGAAGAGGTAGTGGGCGGAATTAAAACATTTTCTGGCCTAACAAATGTTAAAGTTATAGCTGTTAACCCTACAATGGCAGAGTTACACGCTATGGACATTAACGTAAAATCAGAACCTAGCTATGACGTATCATTTAGTGATACTGATTACAAGAAAATTGTGTTTTGGTTACAAAATTCTGACGGAGCTTTTAGACTAGAAGTTTTAGCAAACAATAGTCATAGGACTTCTCAATCAGGTAAATTCCAATGGATTAATGCTGTTGGCCAATCTACTTGGTCTGAAGATGAGCCTGCGTACGACTGGTGGAAACCAGAAGGACAAAGAAAAGCTTATGTTGGTGAAGAAACATTAATTAATTTTGTAAAAGCTTGGGCTAATGTAGCTGCAGGTGACAATGTGTATTTTGACACAATGGACAAAATTGCTAATGGAGATGTAACTGAGATCAAGACTCTTGCAAAAGCGTTAGCTAATAACGAAGTTAGAGTTCTTGTAGGTGTAAAAGATGGTAAATACCAACAAGTTTACACAAAATATTTTGGTAGAGTAAAACCACAAAGAGATGACTTATTTATTAAAGCACTAAATGATGATTATGGATCATTTAATGCTGACTTTAATGCAGATCTTAAGTGGGGCGTACATGTCTCTACTGCAGGTTTAGTTACACCTGACACCATTTCTGAGGAAGATGACTGGGTTGTCCCAGAAGCTCCAAAGACTGGTGAAACTGTAACTACTGAGGATACTCCATTTTAATGGGAATCCAAAGTAGAAACAGTGATGACCACTTACACACGGATGTCATACTTGGTAAAATTACTGAGTATGACATTTTTGTGTATTATATACCTGAATTTAAACAGTTAGGAAAGAAATTTCGTAGTGAGTTACGTAAAGATAATTCTCCTACTGTATCTATTATCCCATTTAATGGTAAACTATTATATAAAGATTTCGGACATTCTGAACATACTTTTGATTGTTTCAATTATGTGAGATATAAATATGATTGTTCTTTTATTGATGCGCTACGCATTATTGATTGCGACTTTAATCTTGGATTAAGTTCTAGGAAAGAAGGGATACAATTTACTATGGGGTACTTAGGCTATAGACAGTCTAATACTCCTAAATATACTAAAAATGATGTGATCATTCAAAAACGCAAGCGACCCTGGACTAGGGAAGATGCGAACTTTTGGTCTAAATACTTGATTAGTAAGAAAATTCTTACTATGTTTGCAGTTGAACCAATAAGTCACTTCTGGGTGAACAACAACAGATTTAGTTGTAAATCAATTACTTATGCGTTTCGATTTAATAATCGGTATAAAATCTATTCTCCTTACGAAATGGACAATAAATGGTTAAGCAATACAAATAAAAATGATGTACAAGGCTATAACCAATTACCTAAACAAGGTAAACGACTGTTCATTACTTCTTCTCTTAAAGATGTCATGTGTTTATATGCTGCAGGCTATAATTCAATAGCTATGCAAAGTGAAATGCAAATTCCTGAAGAGAAACTTATAAGTGAGTTAACACAAAGATTTAATAAAGTAGATATTTTATACGACAATGATTTCGATAAGCATGGTAACCCTGGCCAGACAATGGCAAAGAAGCTATGTGACTTGTACGGGTTTAATAACTTTTGCATACCAAACGAATTAGAATCTAAAGATCCTTCAGATCTAATTAGTAAGGTAGGTAATTTTAACGAACTTAAAAATATATTAAAATGACAAGAGATGAAATTATTGAGAAGCTTCGGACAAGAAAGGGATTTCTTAAAAAAGGAGCGCAATGGTTAGCAGACAAATGGGATGTTGATATAGCTATTATCAGAGATTGTAAAAAGATTGTAACCTCGGAAGAGTGGGTACAAGAACGTATGAACAATGATAATGGACATCAATTAAGCAATAGTCAAGCTTTCCAAAAACATTTATTAGATAATGGCTTAACAATGGCAGATATAAAATCTGTTAAGTTTTGGCAAAATTTTAATGGAGAACAAAGATACAGTATTGTAACTCATAATCAGTGGCATGAACAACCACAGGTTAAAGAGGAAGTATTAAATTATATTAAAGGCAGATCAGCTAAAGTTCCAAAACTTAAGTATAAAAAGCCAAAAGATCCAATTTGTTATGAGATCTCATTACCAGACATTCATTATGGAAAAATTACTGATGAAGGTCCAGAAGCATTAGAGAAGCATTACTTAACTGCTATTCAAGATTTACACAGAAAAGCAGATGGTTTAGAAATCGAAAGATTTTTATTACCTGTAGGTAATGACGGGTTAAACTCTGAAGGTATGAGTAGAGCTACAACAAAAGGAACACCTCAACAAGATAGTATGCGTTGGCGTCAATCTTTTAGAGGTTATTGGCATTTAGTTACTAAAGCTATAGATTATTTAGCAGAGTATGCTCCTGTAGATGTAGTAGTTGTACAAGGTAATCATGACTTTGAACGTATGTTTTATGTGGGTGAAGTATTAGATGCTTTGTATCATAATAATAAAAATGTGAGTGTAGACAACAGTTTAGACTCACGTAAATATTATGAATATGGTACAAATATGATAATGTTTACACACGGGGATAAAGAAAAAGCTCAAGAATTACCATTGTTAATTGCAACAGAACAGCCAGATATGTGGAGTAGATGTAAAGTTAGGGAAATACATTGTGGACATAAGCATAAAGAAATGCTTAATGAATACATGGGAACTAAAGTTAGATTTATACCATCTATTTGTGCTAACGACACTTGGCATAAAACTCAAGGGTATGTTGGAACATTACGATGCGGACAAGCTTATATATGGAACAAAGAACGTGGACTTGAGGGGTTCTTACAGACAAATGTAATGAACTATGACAAGGCGTAGAGGCAGATCCAAAGTAAAAAATGCAAAAAAATCAACTTTTGACGGTAAAGAATTTAAATCAAATTTAGAGCTACATTGCTATAAAGGTTTAAAGACTGCTGGTATTAAAGTTGATTATGAAGATACAACTTTTACAATTTTTGATCCTTTAGTATATCCTCAAGCATGCTATGAAGGGACAACGAAAAAGCTGTACAATAAAGGTAGTAAAATTAGGGCAATAACTTATACGCCAGATTTTGTAGATCCTAATGGAAAGTGGATAATTGAGACCAAAGGCTATGCCAATGAGTCTTTTCCTTTAAGATGGAAACTGTTCAAAAAACATCTTAAAGATACTCAGAAACAATATGTTTTATTTCTACCAAGGAATAAAAAACAAGTGGATGAGGTTATAGAATTAATTAAACAACTATAGATTGAGGGGAGGTTAAGTATCTTTTATTTTTATTAACCCTGTTATACTTTGTGTGTGATACCAGTTCCTCCCCCAATCTTTTTAAATTATTATATGGCAAAAAAAATATATAAAAATCCAAAAAGAACTCCTGAACAACAAAAACGATTAGCTAAACGATTAGTAGAATACTTTTTTGCAAATCCACATGCTAATAGTATAAAGTTTATGAGTGATAAATTTAAAACAGACGAAGCTTTTGTAAGAAAAGCTATAGAAGCTGATCTCGATCGCAGATTTAAAAATGCAGAGAGAGTCAGAAATTTATAAAGTATTAACCAATTAAACAACCAATTAAACTATGAATTATGATCAATGGAAATTAGCATCTCCTCCATATGAAGAAGATGTAAGCCCGTGCTGTGGGGCAGAATACAGTGAAGACGTCATAAGCAATTGCTGTGGCGCACAAATTGTGCATGAGAAATGCTCAGACTGTCAAGAAGGCGCTGATCCTGAAGATGTCTACATATGTGCACAATGTGATGAACCTTTTGATGAACCCATCTCAGAATCTGAGTATGACGAAAACATGCGTGAAAGCTGGGCAGAAATGCGTATGGAAGAAGAACGTTTAAATCGTGGGTAGTCCTGGATATAAGGACTTTGTTAAAAATCTTAAAACTGGAGATCTTGTATTATTGTTAGACACTAATTACTATGCTGCTCCTGTGTTGTTTCTAAACTGGAATGGCGATAGCGCTACTAATGGTTATAGAGCTCAATATTTGTATATACCAGATTGGAATACAGATACTGCATGGATGGGAAACACACAAGAAGAAAAAGAAAGAAAAGTTGCAGAATGGTGGAAAGACTGTTTAGATGGACTAGTAAAAAATGGAGATAAATCCACAAGTTTACGGTCACATACTGTCAATGCCCAGGCAGAAAAACGTTTCTATCCTTTTCCAAAAACATTTTTAACAAAGAATCAAAAGAAATTTTTAAAATTAATTAACAAAATAAAAGGTTATGAGTATTAAAACTATTGACAAACAGATACAAGGCAGCGCAGGTATCGCAAAGAAAATTAACAAAGGCGCTGAAAGAATGGTATTTGACATTCTTCAATCTACTCAATATTCTATGCCAATTCAATCTACGATCAGAGAACTTGTAACAAATGCATGTGACTCTCAACGTGAGAAAGAAGTAGCATTAGAAATATTAAGTGGTAAAAAGGAAGTTAAAGACTATTATATTGAACGTCATGGCGCTCAATATGAAGATAGTAATTTTGATCCAAGCTATTACCATATAAATAAATTCAATCGTGAAGTAGATCATATAGATCTAACATATACAATGAATGAAGGTGTAGGGTATTGTGATGTATTTCAAGTTACTGACTACGGTGTAGGTATAGGTGGACGAAGATTAGAAGGTATATTAGAACTAGGTTATTCTACGAAAAGAAATACTAGTGAAAATTTTGGTGCTTTCGGTCTTGGTGCAAAAGCTGCATTGTCAACAGGTGTAGATTTTTACACTATAGAAACTGTGTATAATGGTAAGAAGTTTAAATGTAATTGTTATAATTATAAAACGGATTTTATTATACCTGCTTTTAATGTAAAAACTGGACAACCTAATAATTACATTACATTCAGTGATGGAAGTAAAGTATATTATGAAGAGACTGATTCTAAAAATCAAACTACTATTTCATTTGGTGTTAAGAAGCACAATAGAAGCAAGTTTGAAGAAGCTGTAGAAGAGCAATTATTATATTTTAGCAATGTTAAATTTAAAATTGTTGACGCTACAGGATTAGCATATGGTGAAGAAGAAGTGACAGAAAGAGAAGTTAAATTTCAAGCTGAGATTATACATAACTCTAAGAATCTTATTGTTTCTGATTCATATTATTTTAATAAACCACATATTGTACTTGTAAAAGATCAAAATGCTACTACAGGTATTAATTATGGTTATATTGATTTCCGTGAATTAGAAATGGAAAGCATGTATGGTAGTGTTGCATTTAAATGTCCCGCTAGACAAGTTA